TAACCTATGGAAAGAGGCTTTTTATTTATTAAGGGGGTATTTCGCAGAATGAAATGTTGGCATTGTAAACACGAAGTTATATGGCGTGGCGACCACGATTTTGAAGATTATGATTATGAAGGAGAAGGTATTGTAAGTAATTTTCATTGTCCAAATTGTGAATCCGAATATGAATGTAGGTATAAAACAAAATGAAATTCGCAGGTAAAATAAAAAATGGTAAATTAACACTTGATGATAATCTTGGATTTAGAGACTATTTATATCTAATTGAGGGTGATGTTCATCTAGAGATAAAACCTGCCGAAAAAGTGCGTTCTCCACAACAAAATGCTTATTATAGGGTTATAATTAGAATATTATCAAAAGAATTAGGCTATACTGAACAAGAAATGCACGAAACTATCAAAGAAAAGTATAATATTGGATCTACTAAACAATTATCTGTTGAAGAATTTACTGAACTAATTGAAATAATCAAAAGATGGGCAGTAATAGATATGGGTATTGTTCTACCTAATGCTAGGCAACCTCATCAATAGTAACACTTAAAGTGTAAGTATTATAAGCCACTTGTTGAACACTTAAAGTATTATCTCTAAATGTACATATTGAAAAATTGTCAGGATTATTATTGGTATTATCAGGTTGAAATATAAACGGCAAAGTTCCACCTAAAGTACAATTCCACACAAAGTTAAAACTATCATCATTTAACATTGGGTTAACAGGAGAGTTATCAGGTTGATCATAACTTGAAACATAAACTCCATCATCTTGAGGCACATCTCCATAAGTAGCGTCTGAATTTGTTGTTGTTGTTCTGTCAAATGGTGTTACCGATGAATGTTCGTATGCCATCCACATATTATCTTCACTTATATATGAAAATGTTAGGTTCCAGCTTCTTAATCCTTTTCTCCCTAAACCACTTTTAGCTCTCCACTTGTAATAACCTTTACCCATTTCTTGTTGTTGACCATCAAGTTGATTAGCAGTAGATGAACTACCTGCCCAATCAAGTTCAAAACAAGGATATTTTCTTATATCAGAAATTTGAGTTGGGTCTCCTTTTAATCCGTGCATAGTCCATTCTGTTGGTCCATCATAATAAATATTAGACAATACTTTTCCACCCATTGTTTTTTTAGTTTTAATACCTTCAAATCGTCTTGACATTGTAAGTGATAAGTCAGGCGAATTAGGAGCATCCCAATACTTACCAACTACCATAGAACCTAAACCAAATCCTGTAGCACTCTCTTTAAAAACATCAGGAACATATCCTGTTAAATTGTTATTTTCAGTTATATCTAAAGAAGCAGAAAAAGAGCTCCATATAGCATTTTTTTCTTTAAAGCTAAAAATAGTTGAACCATTATATTCAGGTTTGATCCATACTGCTGGACCACCTGAAGTACCTTCTTGGCAATTAGAATTTAGAATATTATTTACTTCTGTAAATTGTTCTTCAAAATTATTATCAAAATTGTCTATATCAGAACTTTTTGCGTATAATTTAATTTTACCATTACCAGCATCAGAAGAAGTAGCATAACCGTAATTATGGTTTAGTAAAGCCATAAAATTAATTGGATATTCAGTTCTAGCAAAATGTGCACGACCAATTCTAGCAAGAGTGTACCAACTATTTGTATTACCTGCTCCTGAAAAACCCCAATCATCTACAGATGTAACATTTTGATTAGAAGGGTTCATATATAATAATTTAAGACCGTGTGTATTATTACCGAAACTTTCCCCATAGCCAACTGCGTGTAAAAATGTAGGTATATCTACATAAAATCTTGGCGTTTTAACTTGCTTTCCCATCAATATCCTCCTATACTACCTGAACTTGTTGTAGTAGCTGCTCTAGTTCTTCTTTGTTTTTTAATTTGTTTTTTATCTACTTCAGGTAGATTATAATCAGGTAAATTATAAATTGTCTTTTTAATTTTATCTTCTGATTTTTTAATTTTCATATCATCCCAATATGTGTATTCAGAAGCAAATCCTTCACCTTGTGTATCCCAATCAACTTTATTTCTTATTATTTTACAAGTTATCTTTGTTGCGTTTTTATCAGAAATTATTAAATCCCTAATATCAAATTCTCCGTTATAAGTAAATAAAATTTGTTTTTGTATTGGAACACCTGAAAGTGCAAACATTATCATTTTATTGTTATTACCTTGCAATATCCACCCTTCTGGAAGTTGTGGCGTAAATTCTGCTTTACCTTTAAAATGTATTTGAATACCCATTATATCAACATTAGAATCTATTGCACATACACCTTCTTCAAAAGATATATTAGCTGCTGATGGTTTTGCCATATCTCTATTAAATTTTTTAACTTTACCTGTTCTTACTGCTTTTGCCAACTTATCCTCCTAGGATTATATTAATCAATATAACAATATCTTGTATATTTACAATGTTATCATCATTCAAATCTGCTCTCTGCCTTATAATTGTTTCTTCTTGTTCGTTTTCAAATTCAAAATCACCATTAGCTATATTTATCATCATTGCCACATCTAAAACATTAACAATATAATCACCATTTACATCGCCAACAGGATAAATAGGTTCTTCTTCACCTAATTGAGTAAAACTATCATAATTAACTAAATTATTTACATTTGGAACAAAAACTTTTAATATTGCGTCTAACCTAAAATCTTCACTTGCTTCACTTTCTTCATCAATTAATAATGAATATTTTTTATTTATAGTTAATTGCCCATTATAGTTATCTGCCATATCTGATTGATTTTTAGTAATATGAAAAAAATCATTTAACGGCAATTCTCCTTCATTGTATATTCTTGGATTTAATGTTTGTTCATTTCCATTATCATCAATATAAGTTAAAGGTTCACCATTTGGAGTTGATACAAGAACTCCCCATACTTCATAATCCCAATCAAGACTGTAAGATGTAGAAATTGTTGCTGTAACTGTCCCATTATTTATAATAGTGTTATCACTCATAGATAAATTAAAATAATTGTCTACAGTAGTATCTTCTTGATTTATATTATCATCTCCGTATGAAGGATCATCAAATGGGTCTGGCATATCAAAATTACCTTGACCATCATTACCACCATTATCAAAAACTGTTCCACCTTCTTCATCTTCTTCTACAATAACTTCATCTACACCATACTCTCCACGATGAACTTGAATTGCTTCTATACTAATCTTTTCAATACTTTTATTAATAGTTGTAATGAAAAATATTGGATAAATGTATTGCCCATTTTTCATACCTGCTTCTGTATAGTCATAACCAAACACTTTAACTCCACCTAACAGTTCATCAAATTTAAAATAATCACCAGCTTCTAGATTAAGATAAGAAACAGGTAAATCCATTTTAACCATAAGGTGTTGATTAGCATACCAACATAAAAGCCTTTTTTGTAACATTCGTGCCACATTATCATCTCTTATATATTCTGATTCTACCTCTAACATTGATTCTAAATTATTATTATTTAAACCATAGTAATTAACATCATACCAAAGTTCAGGATTATTAGGATAATTATTTTCAGTAAGAGAATCAAAAGTTTCGTATGTGTTTTCATTGTATAATAATGAATATCCAGTTTCTTTTGTTAATTCACCACTTGCATAATCTTTATAATATTTAACATTAACTCTATTTTTTATATCATCTAATTTTGATAAAGTAAATTCATATTTAATAACATCAATGGCTCTTACTTTTCTATAACTAACACCTTCTAAAGTTTGGTGTATAGGTATCAATTTGAATTGTCCAAAATTATCATAAGAAGGTATTGCTATTGACGATTTAAATAAATCTCCAAATAATTGTTTAACCTCTTTTTGTTCAGTTAAAGTAAAATCAAATTTCCACCCACTAAAAGCTGTATCAACAGAAATTATTTGTTCAAAACCCAATTCATTATCTAAAACATCAACCATAATATCTTCTATTCTTGTAATTTGATTACCGATATTATCTACCCTACCTGCAATATTTCCAAAAAAATCTTGATTTTCTAAATCATCTATTAAAACATCTTGTATTACATATAAATTTTTTAAATTAGCTATTGCCCAAGAGGTGTCTGCTGAATTATAACTTCCCTCTAGCTTTGTAATGTATGAAAAACCCCATTGAACACTATCATATTGTGTAGTATTATTAAAGTCTTTTAAAATATTATGATAATAAAAACTTGAATTTGTAAATTGAGATTGATGGTCAGTTTCTACTCTTTTTGCCTCTTGATCTATTGTAATTACATCACCAAAAGAATGTTGTGAATTAGGAACATTTGCCCAAGTTATCCAATCATCAGGTGGCACACTTTGGGTACCTCCTCTATTTTTTTCCCAAAGTATATTATCGTTATTTAAAAGACCATCACCCGGCTCACTACCATCTATACTATTATCCCCTCTTTGATCTCTTTGAACTAATTGTTTTTCAACCCAGAATGATGTAGGATATACATTATATTCTTCATAATCAACACCGCTCTCCCCAAATTTAGGTGTTATATAATCCATTTCATAAAATATCTTTGTAACACAAGGGAAAGAACCTACGCTAGGTTCAAGATGGAATCTAACAAAATTTCCTCCAGCTTTATAATAATTAACTGCATACATATGTATTCCACTTGTTGTTAAACCATTTTGCACCCAACTAACATCAAATTCTGATTGCATACCTGCGTCTCTCCAATTAGTATCAATACTTGACCATCTACTAATTCTATCATCGTTAGAAGTTATATTGTTTACATAAGTTGGTTCCCACCAATACATAGAAGGACCGTCAGTTTGTCCCCAATCAGTACGATAATGTTCTTGCATTACAGAAGTTTCATATTTATCTGCTGCAACATCATAACCTTGAGGGTCATCACCTGAATCACCAGAAGCGTGATCTGGGTCTCTAGCTTCTCTATAAACTTCTTGAACTACATCATCGGCTAAATCAGAATTATTTTGATAACCAATAAATTTATTGACAGTATCAGCGTGATGTGAAACACCTGAATGGTCATAACCATCATGACTATCATCATCATCAGTATCATCAGTATCCCAAGTAAAATATCTATTTTTTTCATTATAATTAAAAAATGATGCTTTAATTATTGGTCTATAAGTTCTAGCTGGTATCCCTATATTACCAGTTCCAGAAACTTCTCCCTCTGCTGTTTCTTGATATTCTTCATAAACAAAAGAATCACTATCAATTTCAATTCTAGCAGGAATATCATTGCCATCTACATCTGTTTCAGCGTCTATAAAATCATAAAATTGTAAATCTTCTAATTTATAATCTCTTGAACCCCAACCTTTTACACCATTTTGAAAAATATATAAATGATTACCTTCATATACTGATAAAAAAGAATTGTCACGTAAAAATTCTTGCACTCTAAATGGATGGCTTTCATCAATAGTCTCATTTTGATAATCTATTGTTGTTCCAAAATTCCAAAAACCATAAACCTTTTGTGCTGGTTTATCTATTTCTAATCTACCTAATTTATTATAAACTAATGGAGTTGCGTCAATATTTCCATATACCATAGGATATGGTTTATTAAACATTTTTTCATCGTATTGAACAAAGTCTTCAGGTATTAATGTGCTTGGAACTTTAGCAGATAAAACTTGTTGTGTGAAATCTTCTAATTCTAATTTTAAACTTTCAAATGTTTGTGAGAATCTTCTTATTGTACCTGTGTAGATCAATAAAGAATCATCAATACTATCAATACCATTTGAAGTATAAAATACTTGACAAACTGATTTTAAGTATTCTATAACATTATCACTAAACTTCTTGCCGT